CCCCCGCCACAAAGTGCGGAGCCTGAATTAGATGGTATAGAAACTAAGGGGGCTGAAAAAAGAATTCGTAAATTAATTCGTCAACGTAAGGAACGTGACGAGGAAATTGAAAAGTTAATGCGGAATAATGAAGAACTTAATTCTAAACTTACACAAAAAAATACTGAAGTAACTTCAAATGTTAAACAGAATATTGAGCTTAGTGAGTCTCAAGTAAATGATAAGATTGAACTAGCACGGGCTGCTTACTTAAATGCCTTTGATAGTGGAGATAAGGAACAACTTCTTAAGTCACAAGAAATTTTAAATCAGGCTCAATTTGAGAAGCAACGTATAGATGAAGCTAAAACAGCATTAACTGAATATGAAACAACACAACAGAACCAACAAACGGTTCANCAACAACANGANGANTTTANNCCAGATCCTAAAGCAATGAGGTGGGCATCTGAAAATGACTGGTTTGGTCAGGATCAAATTATGACCTACGGAGCTTTAGAGATTGATAAACAATTAAAGGCNGAGGGATNTGATCCTTCTGATGACGATTTTTATGAAGAAGTGAATCTTCGGCTTCGGGATACTTTCCCCAATAAATTTGGAGAAACTCCTGAACCAACTAATTCACAACCCCGTCAGCAGGAAACGTCACCTGCTCAAGTGGTGGCTGGTACGTCACGCTCACCCAGTACTGCCAGTAACCGAAAGGTTAAGTTAAGCCAGGAAGATGTACGGTTGGCTAATAAATGGCAGATACCACTTGAAGTATATGCAGCAGAAAAGCTTAAAGTTGATAAGGCTGAAGGCGAGTATACTAATATCATAACCAATAAGCGTGGAGGATAATAATCATGGCACGGACAGAATCACGTAGTTCACAAGAAAGGGAAAGTCAAACCAGAGAAGAAACCACTTATACCTTTGAAGAAGAAGATGCTCTAACTATTCCTGAAGAGGTAACGGATAGATTTAAAAATCAAGGTATGGTTCTTCGTTGGGTACGAATTCAGATACGAGGCGTAGACGACTATCAAAATGTTGGAAAGCGTCAAAGAGATGGATGGGTGTTCGTAACACCAGATGAAGTACCAGAATTGGGAGCAAGCTCTACCGTGATGGAGAGAGGTCGCTATGCAGGTACAGTTGTTAGGGGCGATGTAGCCCTTGCAAAAATGCCTGAAGATCGTGCAATAGCGAGACGGGAATACTTTGTGAAGAAGGCTGATGATTTAATGAATGCGGTTAATAGCCAATTAATGAATAACTCTGATTCACGTATGCCCATTTTTAATAATAGTAAGTCAACCGTGACTAAAGGAAAGAGTCCTAAATTTCAGGACTAAGACTTTTAGTTTGATTATATAAAGGAGAGACTAAATGGATACTAAAGCCCTAACTGGTCTTCATCCTGCACGTGTATATGGTTCTGGTGCTAATAGTACTGGTATTAAAAAGTTGCCGATTGCTTCGGCTGACGCTCGTAATATTTTCACTGGTGATCTTGTAAAAGTGAGCCTGGGAAATATTGAGCCAGTAAGTGCCGCTGCTGATTATGCCGTTGGTGTATTCCAAGGCGTATACTATGAAGCTGACGGTGTGCCAACATGGAAGAAATATTGGCCCGCTAATACTTCAGCTAGTAATATTGAAGCAATGGTAATGGTAGATCCTGATATGACGTACTATATTGGAGCGGATGCTTCATGTACGGCAGGAGATATCTATCTTAACTTTGACCTTACACTTGGAAGCGGAAATACTGCGACTGGTGTTTCTGGTTTTGGATTGAAGGCTGCTACAAGAGTAGCGACAACTGCCCAAGTAAAGGCGTTGGCGTTAAAGACGTACCTGGTAACGACATTGCTATCGCAGCAGACAGCGCATTTCCTATTATGGCAGTTAAAATACTGCGTAGTGAAATGAATATGTTTGATGTAGCGGCTAGTGTTGTTGGCCCAATTTAAATAGGGAGGATATAATATGGCTATTTCAAGAGCTAGTATTGCCAAAGAACTCCTTCCTGGTCTTAATGCCGTATTCGGTCTTGAGTACGGGGAGGTTAATAATGAACTAGAGCCACTTTATGAGAGCGAAAATTCTGATCGTGCTTTTGAAGAGGAAGTAATGTTCACTGGCTTCGGAACTGCACCTGTTAAGGGTGAGGGTTCGGCAGTCAGCTACGATACCGCACAAGAAACTTACGTTTCTCGTTACACCAACGAAACGGTTGCTCTCGCATTTGCAATCACGGAAGAAGCTATGGAAGATAATCTTTATGATACGTTCTCCAAACTTCGTGCTCGTGGTCTTGCTCGTGCAATGGCAAACACTAAGCAGGTAAAGGGTGCTGATGTATTTAATAATGCATTTAGTACTGCCGCTGCTTGGGTTGGTGGAGATGGCGTAGCGTTTTGTAGTGCATCACACCCAACGGTTTCAGGGGTAAATCAGTCTAATCTAATGGCTGCTTCGGATCTTTCGGAAGCTGCTTTGGAAACTGCCTTGACGAGTATTCAGAAGATCAAAGATGATCGGAATATTGATTGGTGCTTCGGCTGAATCACTTCATATCCCACCTGATCTCTGGGCTACGGCAGATCAAATTCTGCATTCGCCTGGAACTACTACGGCTGGTGGAAGTGGTGATGGAACATATGCTCAGAATAGTATTAATGCTGTTCGTCATATGGGTATGGTTCCTAATGGGTTCTTTGTGAATCGTAGGTTTACAAACACTAATGACTACTTCATTAAAACTGATGTACCAAATGGTGCCAAGATGTTTAATCGTGTTCCGCTTCAAACTAAGATGGAACCTGATTTTGATACTGGCAACCTTCGCTTCAAGGCTCGTGAGCGTTATAGCTTTGGGTTCTCTGACTGGCGTGGTTACTTCGGTAGTGCAGGTAGCTAATACCAAAAGATATAGGAGAGAGTGTAAAAACTCTCTTCTACTTCTTTACTAGAGTGAAGGGAAGAATATGGCTACAAATATTAAAACTGCAACAGTTACAGGAAGTGGGCAGCTTATAGATTATTCTACCTCAACTGTACCAACTACAGCTACAGGTGGAATGGGAGATGTTATTGCAGTAGGTACTCGTATACTAGGTATTACGGCTGCTGTTACTGGAACTTGTAATATCACAGATACTTTTACTTCGGTCAATACTGAAAAGACTTTAACTCGTATTAAGTTTGCAGGTGAGCGTGATACNTACTTTGGTGAACAGGGTGTAAAGTTTCATGGAGTAATTAAAGTATCTGCACCAACTTCTAATTCCGTTGTTATGGTATTCTATGGTTAATCATGCCTGATTATGATTATTTGATCACGGATGTAAAAAATACAGCAGAGAATGATTCAACAGAATTTGCGACACAACTACCAAAGATTGTTAATAAGGCAGAAAATAAACTAACTACTGACCTAGATGATCATGGTCTAAATGTATATACATCCATAGCGATCCCGTCAGGTAAAGCTATTGTTACTATTCCTAGTGGTAGTCGTATCGTTAGGAATTTCTCCATGACTCAAGATGGGTCAAGGAAGAATATGTTATTGCGTACTATAGAATATGTTAATGATTTCTGGCCTGTAAGTGCCAGTACGAGTGCTCCGATTTATTATGCATATAGAGGTAATACTGAGATACGAATTGCTCCTACACCAGCTTCTACACATGATGGAGAATTTATGGCTGTGGTGAGGCCAACTACTCTTACTTCTACAGGAACTACATCCAACTACTTTACAGATTTTTGTTATGATGCCCTATTTACTGCGTGTATGGTAGAGGCATCTTTATTTATGAAAGACTCAACTGCTACCCAATTGTGGGAAGCACAGTATCAGTATCACATTAATGCACTACGTAATCAGGCACGTAGGACTAGACAGGATGATATGGCAGTTAATGCCAGCCCTGCTGGTGGACCTGATACACTTATTAGAGGATCAACCTAATGGCTATTAGTAGAGCTAACATAGGTAAGGAGATTAAAATGGCAGGAAAGAAACGAGTAGGACTTAAAAGAGGTGGACAACCTAAAAAGAAAAAGACTAAAGATTGGATGGGAAAAGTTACAAAATCAATTAAAAAAAGAGGAACTAAGGGGGTTTGTACAGGTTCAAAGTTTGGTGGCCCAACTTGTCCTCCAGGGTCAAAAAGATATGCTCTTGCTAAAGTATTTAGAGCACAAGCAGCTAAAAAATCTAAAGGAAAGAGGAGAGCATAATGGCTATTAAGAAAGAAGATTCAAAGCTACCTGTAGCAAAGCCAACAGGTCAGGGGTTTGGTGCAGCACATACAGGTCCAGCCGTTCATGGTCCTATCTATGCTGTGTGTGATGTAGATTATCCACAGGGTGAGAGTTTCCCTATAGATCACAGTACTACTTATAAAAGAGAAGGACAGTAAGATGGTTGTCCCTGTTCTACCATTAGCTGCCAAAGCAGCACAAGCCGCTTTAAAACTTTTAAAG